CTTTAAGAGCTTCAGAACCGATAGCAGTATTTTGACCACCTGTAGTATTAACTAATAAAGTTTCTTCTCCAAAAGCTGAGTTTTGTGTTCCTGTTGTGTTTGCTCCTAAAGCATCAAAACCAAAAGCATTGTTATTGTTTGCTGTAGTGTTGGCATCTAATGCTCCATGACCTACTGAGGTGTTTTGTGTTCCTGTAGTGTTTGCTCCTAACGAAGCATAACCAACTGCGGTGTTATTACTTGCTGTTGTGTTAGCGTCTAATGCTCCACCACCAATTGCAACATTTTGTCCACCAGTTGTATTTGCTGCAAAAGCATTTTGACCTATTGCAACATTTTCAGCTCCAGTAGTATTTGCTGTTCCAGCATCTAAACCAATAGCTACATTATTACTGGCTGTGGTATTTGCTGCTAGTGCATCTTTACCAATAGCTACGTTATTATTTCCTGTCGTATTTAAATTTAAAGCTAAACTACCTAACGCAGTGTTACTAGCACCTGTAGAATTTTGTGCTAAAGAAGCATAACCAACCGAAGTGTTATTAGAAGAGGTTGTAGTATTTTCTAATGCAGTTCTGCCTAGACCTGTGTTTCTTGTACCTGTTGTAAGTTTTGTAAGAGCTAAATATCCTAAACCTGTATTATCATCACCGCTTGTTAAATCATCAAAAACTTCGTGACCAAAACCTGTATTATTTGAAGCAGCATCTAACGTGCCTGTACCCGCATCATTACTAATTAATAAGCTGTCAGTAAAGTTAGTAATATTGTATTTAATTCCTGCACCATTTATTGTGCCACCTGTTACTGCACCTGTTACAGCTAAATCACCACCTACTGAGGCATCATCCGTAACTGTTAGATCGTCTTGTACTTTTAAATCTACAGCAGAAATACTTGCAAAAGCATCTACCATAGCAGCACCAGAACCTGCACCATCAGAATAAATTATTTTAGTATCTCCTGGTGGTATAGTTATATTTGCACCAGTACCTTGACTCATTATTATATTTTGTGAACCGCTTGTACCATTTTCTATAAACCAAAGTTTAGAAACAGTGTTAGGACCAATAGTTATAGTACAAGCCGAATCTAACGTACCTGTGTATTTAAGAAACATTGATCTGCCTGGATCAGTAGACCCATCAGCTATGGTTGTAGTATGAGTATCTGCATTAGTAGTAATAGCTTCTGTACCGAAACTAAATGCTTCAGCAATTAATTCAAGATTAGTATTAGTAGACGTACCCCAAGTACCCGACTCATCTCCAGTCGCTATTTCTTTAAGTCTTAAATCATTTACATATGTTGCCATATCTTTTCCTCGTTAAATTTTATTAAGCTACTTCTTGCCAATCAGGTGTTTGTGAAGTAGATACTTCTGAATAGTTTGGTGTTTGACTTGTGTCAACCAGACCCCAAACATTAACAGAAGGTTCACCAAATGTTCCTACATTACCTGTAGGTAAAATAATAGCTTTAGCTATAACAGTTTCATCGCCTAAACTAGTTGTGCCAACTAATCCTGTTATGGATAAATTATTTACAGTAACTAAACTTATAGTTCCTAAAGCAGAAGTTGCACTTAATCCTGTTGCAACTATTACCGCACCAGCTGTTACTGTTTCATCTCCTAAAGAAGAAGTAGAAGCTACGGCAGATACACCCGTTACTGCTGCTCCAGCAGTTATAGCATTACCTAATGCGGTAGTTCCCGCTACTCCTGTTTCAGCAATTAATGCTCCTGCAGTGACTGTTTCATCACCTAAAGCAGAAGTTCCTACGTTTCCTGTAACTGCTTGTACAGCTTCAGCTACTACAGTTTCACTACCTAAAGCAGAAGTTCCTGCTAAACCAGTAGCTGCAATAGTGTTTGAAGTTCTTTGTACTACTGTGCCTACAGCAGAAGTAGCACTAACTCCTGTAACTACAACTGGTGCTTCTTCACTCCAAGCACCTTCACCCCAAGTGCCTCTACCCCAGCCAGTTACATTAGCCATTCAAATTAAGCTATTCTTATAATTGCATTACTTGCATCAGCAGTTGGAAACTGTATTGTGAAATCTCCGTTTGTAGAAGTTTTATCACCACCAAAAGCCAATACACATACCGCAGGATCACCTGAAGCTGTGTCGTTAAAAATTAATGCACCATTAGCAGTGACTGTAGCACTACTAAAAGTTAAATCAGCAAAATCAGTAAATGCAGTTGTACTTGATGTTGTTGGATCAACTCTAGTTAAACTTGCACCTTTTGCTGTGTAGTTAGTGCCACTTGCTTCGTTAGAAGTAGTATATGCTGTCGTACCTGCTCCTAAAGATGCAGAACTAGTGTATAACGCTAATTTAAAATCATTACCGCCAGAGTTTAAAAAATTGTGTTTTGCTTCCATTAATTCTTTTTTGAAAGAAGTACACATTGCTTGAGATATTGCCATTACAGCCTCCTTATAATTTCAGCCATTTTACAATGACCTTGTTTTTCTAAAAGACCTGCTACTGTGCTTCTATCACTAGCTATAGCTTGCCTCATATATAATAAAATAACTTTTTCAATATTGTCTTTAAAAGCTCTTGCTTGAGCTTGCACTAAAGGATCAGCATTATCACTAACTTGAACTAATCTTTCCATAATACGTTCTGTCCAATACTCAGGAGTCAAACCTGTATTTTGTGTTGTTTTTACACCAACTTGTCCTATTGTGCTCTTTATATCGACATTAAACATCTACTTTTCTTTGCCCATCTCTAAAGGCATCCTTGCGATTATATCCATCAGATTCTAATGTTAACTTACCTAAAGCTTCTTTGAATCTATTTTCATATCCAGCCAAAATATCTGGCTCACCTTTCATAAAAGTATAAGCTTCAACTAGTGATCCGTATAACAAAGCTTCTGTTGCATTTGTACCTAGCCAAGTTGTGCCATCTGTTGATGCAGTTATTGAAGTAGGTTTATAAAAATAATGCAACTCTACTGTTAAAGCTGAACTTGGTGAGGGAGCTACAATAAAAGTATCATCATCAAATTGAGCATAAAATTTAGGCGTGCCTGTTGTACTTGCAGAGGGATACGCTTCTCTTATAAAACTTACATCTTTGTTTAATAAATAACTGTAGTTACTATCACTATCTAATACAGCTAAAGAAAATGGATACAAATAATCCGTAGGTGCTGATAAATAAGGATTAGTTGAAGTTAAAGTACCTGTTACATTTTTTCTAAAGTTTGGTAGCTCTACAGATTTTACTATTCTATTTTCAGCTTGTACTATTAAAGTAGGTAAGTTAGAAACAAAAGTAGACTCAGTGTTTTGAGTATAATCTTGTATTGCTGATTTTAATGTTGTAAAAGTCCAACTCATGTTATTACTACCTTAACTTTTCCTAACTCTGCTGTAATGTCTAAACCCATTGTACTAGAACCAAATTCTGTTACACCACCCCCTACAGGGTTAAATGCTACATAAGAAGTGGATTCTTTTTCACCTGTATCTACTCTAGGATTATATAAGTTTTGCGGATCAACTATATTAAGTTCTCCTAATTTTAATTGTGGATGATCTTCATCTAAACAATCATAGCAAACTCTCAAGCCATTTCTTTTGCTATCAAATATTTCATATTTAAGTTCGGTAAGTTTATAAGTAAAACCACATCGATCACATTGACCTAAAGCTTTTTTACCTCTTGCGTATGCCATTATCTATAAGTTGCTATATCTGGTACAAATCTTACTGATGCTCTTTCTCTATCAGCATCACTTACTTCATTCCATAGTTCATCATATCTTTGTTTAATCATTGGTACTCTTTGTTGAGTTTCAGGATATTTACAAGCTAAATTATATGCTAGAGCATAAGTTAAACAAGGTAAATATCTAGCAGGTACATCTGCATTATTACTTGCTGCGACCCCAGCATCTTCTATTTTTTGTATGTAGTCATAAACTAAAGTATAAGTATCAGCATCGTCTGGAGTAGACCACAAAGTTATTTGTATTGTGCCTGTGTTTTTATCTATAAAAAATTGCGTAGGTTTAGCTTGATTTAATTTATTAGCTTGATGATTGTATTCAGTTCTAGATATTCTATTTAATCTTTGGTCAAATTGTTTATTAACGTCACTAGCATCTGTTCTTATAAAAGCATCTACAACTTCTATAGCAGAACTATCTAAACTATATGTATTTGTACCTGCTGTTAAACTAACTGTGCCTTGTTCTATAGTCCAAAGATTTAAGCCTTTATTTTGCCATTCTAAAAAAATTAAATTTAAAGCACGTTTAGCACCCATATAGCTATAACCTGAACGTAATTCTACGCCAGCTAAATCATAAGCTTCTTCCATTATGTCGCTTAAATCTAAATTAAATGTATGTGTGCCGCTTGTTGCCATTAATTATTTTTTTTAATTCTGGTTATAGTTATTCCTGAAGGAGTGGTTTTAACAGTTTTCTTTTTTGATGCGGGAGCTTTTGTAATCTGATTCCGCATTGTTGTTCTAGACATTACCATTTAACACTTCCATCTTCTGCGAGCTTGTCTAATTCTAGAATTTGGATCATTTCTAGTTTTAGCCGAACTTCTTTTTAATTGACCTAAAGATCGTGCACAGTAAGACTTTCTGCGTTTAGCTGCCTTACTGCCTTTTTTTACTTTACCTGTTACTGCTGTTTGTAATTTTGAACCAGGATTTGCTTTGCGATATGCTGCAACTCCTTTTTTGGTCATACCAGCACCAGACTTAGTAGCACGATAATTTGCACCTTTACCTTTTGTTGTTTTAGGTATAGGCGTTTCTCGTTTTCTTTTGGTCACAAAAATATTTAATAAATACTATTCACTAGCTATTTATTTCTTTTAAGACCTGGACCGCCCATAGCTCTGCCTTTAGTGCCAGTTCCTCCGCCACCAAACATTCTTTGAACGTAGTCTTTATACATTTCTACTTTAGGAGTTTTTCCTCCACCAGCCATGTATTTAGTGGACTTACCGCCACCAGCCATATACTTAGTAGATTTACCACCACCTGCCATGTATTTACTTTTTTTTCCTGCCATTTTATTCACCTTTAGTTAGAAGCAGCTTTTTTAGACTTAGCCTTTTTTTTAGCTGCTGGTTTTTTTGTTTTCTTTTTTGATGGTTTTTTACCACCAACGTAAGCTTCGTTAATATCTGGAGTAGAAGGATCATCAGCAACAAGCTGCCCTTTTGCATTTCTTGCTCTATCTCCGTTCATTTCTCCACATTTACGTTCAGCATCTGCTAGATCGGGATCAGGACCAAAAACTGGTCGATAGATTCCATCCTCCTCTAGATGTAATACTTTGTATTGTGGAGGAAATTCACCTGTTTCAGATATTATGTAATTTTTAACTTTAGCCATAATTTTCCTCGTTATTAATCAGAATAAACTTTTACCATTTCTAAAACTATAGAATAGGTATCGCCTGAACTGTGTCCTTTTGTAGTAAAAAGAATGTCTCCATTTTTACCACTCCCTGCGTTATTTGGCATACCACCAAATGATTTAAAATCCATATGTCCGTTACTACTTTCTGCTAACTCCATAGCTATAACATTAGTTGTAGCATTGAAAAATAGTTGAACTGACATACCAACAATAGCATGACTAACTCGCATTATTCTAACTTCTGAACAAGCTGTGCCTGCAGAATTAGAAGCCAAGGCAGATACATCTACCTTAGCTACTGCGGATTCGCCAGTACCATCACTGACATTTGTGAATTTCATAACGCAATTTCTTTCACCATCTATGATGGTTTGTGAAGTTACTGCATCAGCCATAGTTTACTCCTTACGCTATTTGAACGTATTCAATAATGAACGTAAATGATCCTGCTGTTGTAGCATCTACTGTATTAGTAATGTTGCAGAAAATTGTTCTTGCAGTGTCTGTATATTGCACAGAAGCTGGTGCTGTAGTACCACTTTGAGTTTGTGTGACTAAAGTTGTAGTAGTTACATTATGCTCAACAACAGTTGTACCGCCATCAAGTATCTCATCAGTTACTGCTGCAACAATTTGTGCACCTGAACTTGAAGTACCGACTTCATATCCTATATCACCAGTTCCAATAACTGGAGAAGTATCACAGAAAATTTTAATATCAGTAATAATTGTATTGGCAGGTTGAGTAAACTCTCCAATAGCAGGAGAATCACCTGCTGTTGTGTTTACTGTTACCCCTGTGGCAAAGCCAACGTGTTTTTGATATTTGTTAGTAACGATTCCAGTTGAAGCTATAGTAGCTACATCTGAAACTGCTCCTGTAGTTGAATTTTTTGAAATGACCTTAAAACCACCTTCGGCTCTAACTGGTCCATTAAAAGTTGTGTTAGCCATAATTTCCTCCTTTAGGAAAAAAATCTATCATCTTGGCAATTGTCTGCTAGGGCAGTTGATAGACAAATATAAGAATCCCTAGATGCTAAAAAAGGAGACCCCCGAAGGAGTCTCCTTAATTAAATTTACGAGCTACCTGGTGAACCAAATATTCCTAGAGGATCAGAAACTCCAAATGAGTATCTTTCTCTAGCTTTATATCTGACATTACCAGTGTCAAAGTCTCCATCCATAGATGTAGTCATAGGACTTCTAACAAAATGTTTCATACCATCAGGAACATCTGTAGTGATAAAGAAGGCATTAGTATCAGTTAAATAATGATTAACTGTGTATCCTTCAGGAATCACACCATTTGTTTTGATAGCATTAACATCGTTATCAGCAGTTCCAACTCTGTAGTCACTTTGTAAAAGTCTAGTAGCAACAAACTGAAGATCAGAAGGTACTATTAGTTTTACAGGTCTAGCAGCAATTTTAAGACCTCTTTCATCAGTGTATTTACCGATTTGAATAATTGCATCTTCTAAAGATGTTTCATTCAAGTCAGCACCTGAAGAAGGTCTGTTACTGTTAGTGCCTCCGTTTACTAACGGGTGAGCTGTACTGAATAAAGCTACACCATCACCACTTGAAAAAGTAGTGCTGAATCCATTGTTTAATGGAAAAGCAGCTTTGACTTGCTTTGTGTAAGACATAGCACGAGCTAATGCTTTAGTGTATCTACCTGATAAAGATACATAGAGGTTATCCTCCATGGCTTCTTCAGTAATAGAATATCCCATTGCAATAGTTTCGTGAGTATAACGAGCTACAAAAGATTCTTGAGCAGTATCATAACTGATAGCTGATCCTTCATCTTTGACTGGAGCAGCTCCGAAACCAGATAACTTTAACTCTTCCTCGAAACTTCTTTCAGAGTTTTCAGTTACATAAATTTCTTCATGCTCATTTTCGTATGTAGCGTATTCTTCGCCAAACAACGCATTTAATCCTGGAAGGAGCTGTTTAAGCTCTTGTGCTCTTGATATAGCAGCCATAATTAGTCTCCTTAACCTATACCAGTTGTATTTAGCAACTGATGTCCAACATTAAACATAACTAGCACGTCTGTAAAACTATCACCTACAGCACTATCTGGTCCGTCAACAAAGTCAACGAGTTTTAAAGGTAGTGTAGCGGTGGTAGCAGCCGTGCTCCCATCGACAGCATTTTTGCTAGTCCCTATTGTTGTACTTCCTGCAGTTTGAACCACCGCAAAATTCTTACCAAGATCGTCTTGAGTAAGAGCTTCGTCTGATTGCATTTGCATTAGTATAAATGGGTCAGTAGCAACATATGCGACAATATCATCTGCAGCTGTAGAAGCTGGATAATATTGATTTGTAGTGAATTGACCTGTGGTAGGATCGGTGTAAGCACAACCAAGAAAAACACCAATAGGTGTACAAGCTGTAGTACCAGTATCCTTTTGGATAGTAGTATTAGGGTTGTCGTCACCCCATTTTACAAAATCACCAAAAAATATTGATGTGCCAAAAGCATTTTTAATTTTGTAATGAGTAACTTTTCCTTGATAAGGACTTCCAACAATTGTACCAGTGGGTCTTGCTCCGTGAGGAGTAGCACTTGATGACATAATTGTCTCCTTTTATACGTTGAGAATTAACTCAACATCAATTAATTTTAAAAAGATTCCTAAGAATCTTTACCAAAAGTTGTTTTCGATTTGCGTTCAAACACTTGTTTGGTCGCCATTCGATTATCTTGATCTTTGAAATACACATTGTCTACAGATTCCATTTGAGATTTTGCTAGTTCAGCAAAGTGTTTATCTCTAGCTTTCGCTTTTTCTGCAGGCATTTTGCATAACAATTGTCCACCAATTTCTATGTTTCCTTTTGAAGCCCATTCCGAAGCATGATCCATCATATGTATTTGTAGTTCTGGATGATCTTCTAATCGGCAAGGTTGCCACCCTTCCCTAAAACGTCTGGAGACATTTGGATTATCAGTTTGCCCTAATAGAGCAGTTCTAATATATCTAAATACCCAGCCATCTTGCGGATTTGGTGTTGGTAAATTAGCAGAATTTTCCCAGCTTTCTGTGTGCTGAGTAGTCTCTCGACTATCGTTCTCTCTAGGAGTACGCTCTTGGTTTTCAGGAGAAGAATCAGCAGAAACTTCCTCCACGTTTGTAGTGTTGTTTTCTTCTGACATTTAAGTCTCCTTCAATAATTGATTTGCATACTGCTCAGGACTAATACCAAGTTGTCGAGCTACCTTAACTTGAGTCTGAGTCAGACGTATTTGCGTGGGTTTTTTGTTACCGCTATCCCTCGTTGCGGATGCAACAACTGTTGATGGTTGTCGTTTCGTTGTTTCAACTTCTTCAACAATTTCTTGTTGAGAAGATGGCACACCAAAAAAAGATGGGAAGCGTTGACGCATTTCTTTGTCTACTTCCAAATAATATTCTTCTGATTTAGCTGCAGGGTCTATACCTTTTGCTTGCAAAGATTGATCTACATACATAGCATATGAAGTCATTTCTTTGTGTACAGGTTCTGTACCCATAAACCAAGGATTTTTTTGTGCCCAAGCTTGCATATCAGGATCAACTTGCGGTTGATTTTGTTCTGGTGCAGGCATCTGTTTGACAATTTCTTGTTGTACAGATTGAGCAACTTGTGATGACTGTTGTTCAGCAAGAGTAGCTTTTGCTAGCATCTCTTGTGCTTTTGTCATTTCATCGGCATTACCTTCTTCGTAAGCTTTTTTAAATGCTGCTTGAGCGTTTTGTTTTGCCCATAAAGCATTATTGTAAGCTTGTTTGTTAAGGACTTCACCGCCTTGGTCAATCATGGCTTGTAGCCTTTGATTTTCGGTCATAAGAGTTTGTAGTCTTTTTACTGCTTCTTGAGATTCTCTAGTTGCAGCTTCTTTAGCTCTACGTTCTTCGTGATATTCATACTTAATTTTAGAAATCCTATCACCTGCTCTTTTGCTGTAATCAGATATTTCCTGATCTAATGCTTCATCATCAACATCAGGTGTAGTATCTTCAGCTTTTTTTGGTCTACGATCTTCCTCTGGAGTATCGTCAACTACCTCTACTTCTAAGCCTTCTGGTATTTCATTACTGATTTCAGTAGTTTGTCCAAAAAACTTATCTTCTTGAGACTGAGGTTGAGTCTCAGGAATGTTTGGTTCTTCGTTAATAATTTGCGTTTCACTCATGCTCTAACAACTCCTGTTGGGTCATCAACTACTGCTTCCACAGTATCGTCATTAATTAAACGAAACTCTTGTCCATACATTTTCATGCGAGTGCCAGAATAAGCTCTAAACACAACCCAATCGCCTTCATTACACCAAGCTCCGTTAGGAAATCTTTTTGTGTCGTTATAGCACTCAGGTCCTAGTTTTAAAACATAACCACAGATATTACTTATTTCTTCATCTTGTACTGTCGATGTAGCTTTAATAATACCACCTTCAGTTTTCTCATCTGCTTTTGGCATAGCTATCAAAATCTTCCAACCAGTCGGAACTGGTAGTTGACTTTTAACATCTTTGTCAATTTCAGGAGTTTTTATACTTTCGGGTTCTGGTATTTTTTTTGCTTCTTCACTCATATTTTGCACGACTTTAGGAGTCGAGTTCCTATGTCTCCAAGAACCTTTGCATATAATCTAAAAGTTCTCGTTCTGCGAGGTTTATACCCTCGATAATACCAACCATTTTTTGATATTCAGAAAAATCTCTACAAGCTCCTGAACCTAAATGATTGTTATAATCTTTCTTGATTTCACTAAATTTAACTTTCAAATGTTCTGAAAGTGATAGCTCAGTGATTTCATTACTCATCTATGGTGCTATCTTTGACTATATCTTTAGCTATGTCAACACCTTTCATAAAATCTTCTACAGCTTTTTTATCTTGAAGCTGTTCGTTTTCTAGCAGATCGCTAGCAATTTGCTGTCCTATTTTAGCTCCTGCTATTTCTGTTTGAGTAGATATTCTTTCTTTCTCAATAGCATCTCGATTAGCAGCTTTAGCTGAATCTAACTGTAGTCTAGCTTGATCTTCTCTAGCTTTGCGTTGAACCTCAGCTTCTTTAACAGCAATCTCTCTTTCTTTAATTTGTATCAATGGGTCTTGTTGTTGAGCTTGTATTCTTTCTTGTTCAGCTCTTTGTTGCGATGTTCCTAGAACTCGTTTAGCTGCTTCAGCCACTAGGCTAGAAATACGTTTTTCAACATCTGCAGGTAGCGGTTCGCCTTCTGGTGGTAACTCAACACCCATTTCAGCTTCGATTTCTTTTCTATACTTCATAGTCAAGTGCTCATTAACATAAGCTGAAGCTGCAGCTAGTATGCTTGGAGCATTTGGACTTTGTTGTAAGGTAGCTGCAATCTCTGGATTTTCTTGAGCTGCTGCTATAGTTTCTATATGTGCTTCGTGGTCTTGTTGTACAAAGGCTTTAACAGGAGTGCCATTG